ATTCTGTAATTGGATCAAATCTAAGTTCAGTATGGATGATTATAAATGAAACAAACATGGTCATGTCCTTTTAGCCAATGCAAACATAAGCAGGAAACAACCTCCCCGATTGTTTGCCGTGTTACTCATTGCCATAACTCACAATATTATGAATTAACCCCCTATAAAAAGGAACGCCGGACATTCAAACCTAATTCAGTAAAAACTCTTAAAAAAGAATGTTGGGATTTATTTTCTGAATGGATTCGCCGACGATATGTAATGCCTGATGGGTATGCCTCTTGCATTACTTGCGGAGTAGAGAAAAAATGGCAGGAACAACAGGCTGGACAAATATTATAAATCAAGAGATAACCATCAATAAACAAAACTTAACAAAAAATTAAAGTATTGAATAAATAATAAAAACATCTAAATCATTAATTTCATTAAGAAAACCTACCAAAACAATCAAATATACAACCAATAATTACTTTAATTTCCTATATAGTAGGAGAATAAAGTATGAAAAAATGGCATAAAAAAGACAATAAATGAGGTTAAAAAACATATATCATAATGGGTCTCCTGTCGCCCATAAAAGCCAGGAAATCTCTGAACCTCCCGAAGCTAATGAGAGCTGAGAATACAACATCAGTAAAAGGAAATCGGATATTTATGAATGAAATAGAAAAAGCAATAAATCTATTATCGATAGAAGAATTAAAAAAAATAAGTATCAATGCAATTAAAATATTATATCATCATTTCATAATGTATAATCTAACAATAAAAGAAATGATAGAGAAGTTGAAAGAATAATTATGGCTACCATTAAAAGACGGACAAAAAAAAGAAAACCATTTAAAACAAATGTTGACCAAAGTGCAATACAAAAAGGAATAATTAAAACCTATGCAAAAAGAGAAAATGGCAAGAATGCAAATGGTAGGCCAGATAGCTATACAGAAGAGATTGGAATATTTATATGTGAACAATTAATAAAAGGGAAAGCATTAACATCAATAGTAAGAGATAATGAAAAAGTTCCAAGTATTGCAACTGTTTATAGATGGTTAAATAAAGACGATGATAAATATCAAGAGGCTTTTCTAAAATTCTATACAGCAGCAAGAGAACAACAAGCAGAAACATTTAGTCACCAATGTATAGAAATAGCAGATGATGGAATAAATGATACATATTTAAAGTACAATAAGAAGACAGGAGAAACAGAAGTATTAATAGATCATGATGTATTAAAAAGATCAGAGTTAAGGATAAAGACAAGACAATGGGTAGCAGCTCATTTATTACCAAAGAAATATGGAAATAATAAATTAGAATTAACAGGACCAAATGGACAGGCTTTAATTCCTACAAAATTAATCATAGACTTTGGTAATGATAAGGAAGACAATGAGACAAATAACTAATCACTGGTTGCTACATTTACTAAAGGACTATGCAAAGATAAGATTAGTTGGACAATGCCATGATTGTAAATGCGAAGTAATTATAGATGTAGATAAAAAGAAAGACGACTACATTATTCAGGGTGGATTAGTTTGGAAATATGAAGAAAGAGAAATCCCCTTTTTTAAATGTATAGAATGTGCTCAAATAGAGAAACGATTAACAAATTATCAAGACTGTGAAGTGTGGTCGCGTGTAGTTGGTTATCTAAGACCAGTTAAGCAGTGGAATAAAGGCAAGCAAGCAGAGTATAATCAAAGAAAGAATTATAAGAATGAATGAATTATTGGCAACATTAACATTATTAATATTTACTTTAATATGGATTTACCATGTGCGATAAATGTAATGGGACGGGGATAATAATTACTCAGATTGAAAATGACTATACTCGATTTAATACAACCGCAGAATATTTTTTGTATTTGAGCTTTCTTACTCAAGCCAAAGTTGATGATAAAAAATACCTATCCGTATTTTGTTCATGTGATTGTTGTAGGGGTAAAGTTAGAATATATAATTTATTCAAATATAAAAATATAGAAGTACTAAAAGAAGAAAACATTATTTCAGGTGGAATCAGATGATTGTATATGCATATGGTAAAGTAAATATTCCTAAATCAATTAGATGTGATATTTGCGGAGCTGTATATTCTTATGACCAAGACTTTTTAGAGACACAGGAATTTACTTGTTTGGATTTCACAGGCGGATATGGGTCAGTCTTTGGGGATCAATCAAATATTAAATGTGATATATGCCAACACTGCTTAATTAAAATGTTAAAGAAGAAATACAGAATTGTATAATGCCAAATGAAAATGAGATAAGGATTAAGATTCCGCCGATTTTTAAACCTCTTACAAATGATAATAGGTACACTGTTTTTTACGGAGGTAGAGGGGCGGGAAAATCGTGGGCCATAGCCAGATATTTAGTTGTATTGGCTTCTTGTCAAAAAGTAAGAATATTATGTACAAGAGAATTGCAATCAAGTATTGCTGATTCAGTATATCGGCTTCTTACAGATCAGATTTATTCTTTAAAGCTTGATTCTTTTTATAGTAATGGAATACTAAAGAATATAATCACAAGCACTATTGGTAGTGAGTTTATATTTAAAGGGCTTAGTCATAATATTGGGGAAATAAAATCATTAGAAGGCGTAGATATAGTTTGGATAGAAGAGGCCCAAGCAGTTTCTGAAAATAGCTGGAGTGTTTTAATACCAACAATCAGAAAAGAAAATAGCCGCTTTATAATTTCCTTTAATACTGGAGAAGAGAAAGATCCAACTTATCAGCGATTTGTTGTAAATCCACCACCAAATACTTTTCCGGTAAAAGTAGGCTGGCAAGATAATCCTTATTTTCCTATCGTATTAGAAAAGGAAAGAGCTTACCATGAAAAGAACGATCCAGACAGTTATCAGAATATATGGGAAGGATTCCCATTATCAATATCAGAAGCACAGATATTCAAAAATAAATGGAGAGAAGACACATTTGAGGCACCGGAGAATACAAGATTTTATTTCGGAGCCGACTTTGGCTTTAGTAATGATCCTTCAACATTACTGAGATGCTATATAGAAGGAAACAAATTATTTATTGATTACGAATCATACGGAGTAGGGATCGAGCTGAATGAGTTATCAGATTTTTATAAGTTAATTCCAGAGAGTGAAAAATGGATAATTAAAGCAGATAATAGTAGACCGGAAACAATCTCACATATTAAAAAGAATTATGGATTTAATATATCAGCAGCAAAGAAATGGGCAGGCTCAGTTGAAGATGGGATTTCATATTTAAAGAAATTTGAGCAAATAGTAATTCATTCCAGATGTAAACATATGTTACAAGAAGCAAGATTGTACTCATATAAGATAGATAAAAATGGAGAAGTATTACCAATTGTCATTGGGAAACATGATCATTGTTGGGACGCTATTAGATATGCTTTAGATAGTAAGATAACCAATAAAGGAATCAACTGGGTAGATTTTATTGGTGAAGAATGAAACTAACCAAAGAAGAAAAAGAATATCTTACTATATTAGTTCAAGTTGAAATGGATATGATAGGATTTATAACTGGGTTTGCTAAGCTGACAGAAAAGGATAAAAGACAAAAAGAATTTTATAATAAACTAATTAAAAAATTAAATGATTCGCCGGTATAACTCAATTGGTAGAGTAGATGATCTGTAATCATCCTGTTGTGGGTTCGATTCCTACTATCGGCTCCAAATTTAATATTTTCTAATAAGGAGATAATAAATTGACCAAAGACCAAATCATTGTAGAATTAGAAGATGAGATAAAAGTATTAAAAGAGCTGATTAGACTTAAAGATGAAATTATACAATCTTTATCTATTCGGCCTTTGCCATTCCCAGCATATAATCCATTTGAAGAACCAGACAATCACAATCACTCAACCCATACTATAAAACCTTATAATCCAAATAATGATCCATTTAAACCCTCAAGCACTACAGCTGTTCCTCTACCGTCAGAGACAGAAATAGTATATATTAACAAGTAATAAAAGAAAATTGAATACAAACGATCCTCAATAGAAATATAGCTATTATAAACAGTAATCAGATACTCCTTTCTCGGTGGGCTGCCGCATACCAATCACGCAGAATAAAATATGAAAAAACTATTCTCACTACATAATGGGTATAATCTTAAATATAACTTAATACACCCTCATGAAATATTCGGACATATCTATCGGGAGATAAAATCATTTATTCATAGAGGGCTTTATGGTTATGCTAATAATGATGTTTGGTCATTAGATTATTATTTAGCAAAAGTCATTAGTAATTCAGTAAGACATTTAAAAGAACATTTACATGGATATCCTTCAGGCTTAACAGAAGATGAATGGGACGAAATATTAGAGAAAATTATTATAGGCTTTGAAGCAAATATTAAACTGGATGATGTTGAGTATAATTCAGCAGAGCATAAAGAAAAACTAAAAGCATTTAATATAGGAATGAAATTATTTGTAAAATATTTTAATAATCTGTGGGATTGAGGAGATAAGAAAATGTTATTTGAAAGAATGACGGTTGTAGATGGAATGATCAAGACAAGAGATGAAGATTATAAAGGATATAAAATTATAGAAGATGGGAATAGATTTAAAATTGTTCCTGAATTGCCTGGAGCGCATAAAGTATATTCTTCTATTGGAGAAGCAAAAGATTTTATCACTGATTATTTAGATGAGAAAGCAAGTAGAGGGGTTAAAGATTCTGAATTGGCTATTACAAAACAAGGAAATAAGTATAAATTAATTGGGGCAATTAAAGAACAAGAATTGCAAGATCAGGGTGGAGTAAAAGGATTTGATACTTATCAAGAGGCAGTAAATGCAATTAAGAAATATGGCTATACTGTTAGAGATAATAAAGACGGTTTTGTAGGATCAAAACAAGATGTAAAGGATGATAATCCTGATAATCCATTTCGTAGAGAAGGACGCCCTGATGTAGATTTGCCAAATAAAGTAAATGGTAATAATTATAAAAGAAGAGATGGTTTTTGGATTCAAAGTGGAACTCCTAATTTTATGGGAGGTAGTGCTATTCGAGTTACTGATCCAAGCAAAATAAAAGAATTAGATTTAATGGTAAAATAAAATGTTATTCAGTAGATTAAAAATCACAAACGGCAGAGTTACAAGCAAAGACGATACAAATGAGATCACTTTTCAAGGGCTACAAATAGTAATTGAGAATGATATTGGCTCAGAAAGAAAACATCAAAATGGAAAAGTCACCATGTATTATCCATATGGTTTTCTAAAAAATACTACCGGTATAGATGGCGAAGAGATAGATTGCTTTATTGGGAATGAACCTTATGCTCCAACCGTATTTGTAATTAAGTTGGCTAAATCGGATAAAGAGGAAAAGTGCATGCTAGGCTTCTTAACATTAGAAGCAGCACGTGACGCCTTCTTAGCTCATTATAATGATCAAGATTTCCTAGGTGAGATAACAGAAATACCAATGCAGAATTTTAAGAATATGATATATGAGGAGTAGCCCATGGAAGACGGAGATGAGGCAATCACCAAACTAATAGGAAAGAAATGCAGAGTAGATATGAGGGACGGTGATTTCTTTATTGGTCATCTTATCTATAAAGCAGGAAGTACGATGGCCTTCGCCAGCACTGATATTAAATTAATCAAACAAAAAGATATTAAAGAAATAAAGGCAAAATAATAATGTCTAAAATTAATAGAAGAGAAGGAAAACAATCAATTAGTAAGAATATTATAACTACAGATAGGGCAACAATTGATTCATTTTCAAATTTTAATGCCCGAACTGGAATTGGTACAGACAATCTTCTTTCAGGTAGTACATGGAGTTTAAATAATTTTATTTCGCGCAATCATGTTGAGCTTGAGGCGGGTTACCGTTCATCATGGTTAATCGGTGCTGCTGTTGATGCTGTTGCTGAAGATATGACTCGTGCTGGTGTTCAATTCTATTCTGAGATGAAGCCAGATGATCTTACTGAACTGCAAGCACAGATAGATGAGTTCGATATTTGGAAATCATTATGTAACACTATTAAATGGGGTAGATTATATGGTGGCGCAATTGCGGTATTTTTAATTGATGGGCAGAAATATGATAAGCCATTAAATATAGCAACTGTCAAAAAGGATAGCTTTAAAGGATTATTGGTATTAGATCGATGGATGGTTGATCCTTCATTAGGAGAGCTTGTAAAAGAAATTGGAAAAGATTTAGGGAAGCCTGAATTTTATAAAGTTGTACCTGCTGCTGCAGGTTATCCATTATTAAAAGTACATTATTCAAGAGTAATGAGATTCGATGGAATTGAATTACCTTATTATCAAAAGATTGCAGAGAACATGTGGGGCTTATCTGTCATTGAAAGAATGATGGATAGATTACTAGCGTATGACTCAGCAACATTGGGTGCTGCTCAATTATTATATAAAGCATATTTAAGGGTTATTGGGGTATCTGGATTTAGAGAAGCATTGGCAAATGGCGGTAAAGAAGAGCAATCTGTTATCAAGCAGTTTAAATATATGCGCCAGATGCAGATGAACGAAGGAATAACTTTATTAGATAAGGAAGATAGTTTTGAAGTTCATCAATATAACTTTGCTGGTGTTGGAGAATTATTAGATAAGTTTGGAGAGCAGATATCCGGTGCTTGTGAAATTCCACTTGTTAGATTATTTGGGCAATCACCTGCTGGATTATCTTCTACTGGGGAATCTGATTTACGCAATTATTATGACTCAATTAATAAGCGTCAGAATAATCAAATGCGCCCAGGATTAAAGAAGCTGTTTGATATTATCAGCAGATCGTCATTAGGAAAAGAATTACCTGAAGACTTTGAATTTCAGTTTACCCCTTTATGGCAGATGTCTGATAAAGAGAAAGCTGATATTGCTACTGTTGATTGTACTACAGTTCAGAATGCTTTTGGTTCTGGTATGATTGGTAAAGCTACAGCAGTTAAAGAATTAAGACAGCAGTCAAGAATAAGTGGTCGGTTTACAAATATTACTGATGAAGATATTAAGGCAGCCGAAGAGGAAGATAAGAATCCCCCACCTTCACCTGATGAATTAGAAGATAATCCTGACGAACAAGATATTAAAGAAAAAGAGAATAAAGAAGATATAGAAGAAAAGCAAGATGAAGATTTAAATGAAAATCCTGCTGAGTTTAATACAGAGAGTATTAAACGTCAAGAAGAGAATGCAAAATCATCTCCAGCTCAAAAGGAAGAAAAGGATTTAGTCGCTGCCAAAATGAAAGAAGGAAAAGAATTTGGCAATGTAGGAGACCGAATATCATTTAAAGATATTAAAGTAAAATGGTTGTCAGCAAAGAAACTAATACATGATAAGTTCTTTGGGGATGGTGATAGTTTAATATTTATTC